TCACGGCTTTGCTTTGATCTTCCTTCTAGTGCTTCTCTGTCCCAATTGAATGCGGCCGCGACTGCGTCCTTTAATGAATTAGCAAAACTTTCTCTGCGATATTGATGTATGTTAACTAGATAATCTGCGATAGTATCTTTACCACTACCCATGAACCCACAAATACCGATAATTTTGCTCATTGAAATCCTTTAACCAATAATTAATTACATAATAGTATTATACAACGTTTCTTACTAAAGGTCTAGAGAGGATTAACCAGTTATCCACCACATTGGTTGTCCACCATCGACATAGTTCTTGATATCATTGTCCAGTTGCTCTAACATAGCAAACCCTTCTGCTTTAAGTGCTGACCCGTTTAGTGCTGTTCCGCCTTGTGGTCCTGCAATTACTGCGAATTTCTCACGTGCTTGTCCTATACTAATCATTACTAGTGCATAGGCATAGTCTTGGATCCACGGAAATGTCTGCGGATCACTTAATAACATCTGATCTGGTTTTTGATTGTAACACCATAGCATTACAGGTTCGGCATAATCTCCTGGAGGGTCTGCCAATTCGCCACCTTGATTAGGAATTCTTCTTATAATAGTTAATTTTTTAGTTACTTTATTCCAAGTAAAGTTTATATACCCACCGAACATAGTCATTGCCAGTTCTTGATAACCAGTAAACAATTCATAACTACCTAAGCCACCAACACGTCCTGCTACAAGCATATATGTATTTAGATAACCTGATGCAAATGGTTCGAATTGACTTGCTGTTGTTCCTGTTACTGATCCAATTCCACGTCGGAATATCTGTTTAACATCAACGATGTCATTTGGAAGTATGTATTCTTGTGTTTCAGGTAATAGATCTAAGAAAGCATAACTTTCTTCTAATGAGTTTGAACTACGTTGTTTGTAACGTATTAATGCCTGCTTAATACCCATTTGAAAGTGTTCTAGATCTGCTTCAACATCAATCATACCATCACCTAACCTTAGGCGTATGTAATCAGTAATCTCTGAATACTTCGAGTTTACTGTGTCTAATTGTGCTTGTAAATTGGCATCAAAGGCAATATGTCCTGCACCTGTTCCGGTAGTAGCACTAAAAAGATTCTTGTCTTGAAGACTTAAATTAGCGGTAAGGTTGCCCGACGTCGATGATACATTTGCTGGTAAAGGTGTTGCCATCTAGATTGTCCTGTGTTTTTATTATTTATCAGAACACACAGGTTAAAGTTATATTATTTTAAGAAGTATTGTATCTGAATTAACTCGACCATTAAGTTTAATTGCTGTTGTTTTAATATTACTTAAGAACTTACGTAACTGTACCTTGTTGGCTTTCATTAGTTCTTTCAGTTGTACTTCTGGTTTCCTTAGTGTTTTTTGTGTACTGTCGTTATCACTAAATCCTATAATACTAGTACCTTTAACACCTAGTTCATCATATGACCCTTTGACATACTTGCCTAGCTTTCTGTTTTTAACATTATACACCCAAAGCTCGCTGGCACCAATAATATCCACTGGATTGATAGAAACTATTTTAAGTTTATCATCGCCTTTGTTGTACTTGAGTTTAGAAACTAGCTTTTCTTTTGCAGGCGGTTTACGCACTCGTGCTTTCTTTGTAGCTTTCTTAACTTTTTCGTATGCATCAAGATCTTCAAACAGTTTAGAATAAAACATTTCAAATCGTTTATAGTCAACTGCTTTATAGTGGCTATAACCTTCTTTCAATTGATCGTCTTGCCCACTACGTGCTTGTATTAGTTCTTGTCTGTGTACTTCAAAGAATCCTGCAATTTTTTTAATTAGTGCCTGTGGGCAGTTTTGTGTTTTAAGATATTCAAATGCCTTGGGATCTTTTACAGTAGCACCTTCCATTAGTTTATCTTCAAACAATTCAAAGTGTAAGATATGTTTGTTAGCAATTTCATTCATACGATCTTGTATAGTAGGAACATTTGCTGTAGGATTCTTATTTTTTTCTTTTGGTGCTTCTATATGGTTATTTAGAAGTTTAGTTAATTGTTTATTAATAAAATTTGTCATCGGTGGAGGTGTGCCTATTGTTCCACCTTGACTTTCCCAGAACTCAATAAACCCTTGATGTTGATCAGGCATACCTAATGTAAGCATACGGCAAGAGCCACCTAGTACTGCACTAAATGCGTTATCAGGATTTTTTGAAATAGCTTTGATATGTTCTTTCCATTGTTCGCTTTTGCCTATCCACTCAATAGTCCACTTCTTATATTGTGTGTTTTTACATTCCATATTATAGTAGTGCATTGCATAACGTCTAAGTCTACTATATTCCTCACCTGTTATTTCTGAATCAGGCCACTTAGGCTCAGTAGAACCATAGGAACTACTAGTCTTTCCTGCTTTTTTTACCTTTCGTTTTGCACCGTCTATTTTTATTGCCATATGATAAGTCCTTTTGTTATCAATATATTATACGAGTAAATTATATTGCTGTCAACCTTTTAGTAATACTCCGAACATAAGTAGTTGCTCAAATGCATCTATATCAGCATTAATCTTAGTTATCATTTCAAGATGTTTTTTAGTTTGTTTCTGTTTTCTTCGACATTCTATTTCTTCAATACTTAGTTGAGACATCATACTGCTAATATTATCAATCATTTTCATTAACTTCATGAAGTCTTCCTTATTTAAGTTTTGCTTATATAACTTATGTACTTTTTGTTGCAAGTCTTGCTCGACTTTTGTCCAGTCTTTACATTCGTTAATTTCAGTCATACAGTAGTATAACATCATTTTGGCTAATGGTCAATAGACGATAAATATATGAAACATACGGATTCATTAATTAATGCCACGTTTAAGTTTATACAAGCCAGAAAGAGGCAACGACTATAAGTTCTTCAATAATCGTATACACGAGATGTTCACCATTGGTGGCGTCGATGTCCACATACACAAATATCTAGGTCCTTTAGGCACCCCATCACCTTATACTACTCCAGATCAACCAGCTGGCCCACTTACTAAGATCAGTATCCAAGATTTATTATTATTAGAGAATAGAGATCGCTTGTATGATGAAAGTATCTACACTATGCGTACTATCTATCGTGTTAATGATAATGATTTTGATTTAACACAGTTTGGTCTGTTCTTAACAGGCGATACTATGTTCGCTGTTTTCCATCTGACTGATATGGTAGAGATGCTAGGACGTAAATTAATGGTTGGTGATGTACTAGAACTTCCTAACTTAAAAGAGTTCTACCCATTAGACGACAACATAACTACTGCACTTAAAAGATTCTATGTAGTTAATGACGCTACTAGAGCCGCAGAAGGATTTGCTCCGACATATTATCCACATCTATGGCGAGTTAAGTTACAACCACTAGTTGATAGTCAAGAATATAAAGATATTATTGATAAGATTGATCAAGAAAATGCAGACAACGGTGATAATCAAGGAATTATACCAGGAGTGCCGGGTGGTGAATCTGGTGGTAACGAAGATATTGGCGGAATCTTTGATAAGTTAAATGAGATTAATGATGCTGTTATCGAACGTGCTGAAGAAGATGTTCCAAAATCAGGATACGACACAACTAATTTATATACACAATCAGTTAATTCTCAAGGTTACCCAGGTGATCCAGGTAATATAAGCACATATGCTAGTGCTAATGTAGGTGTATCTAGTAATGCTTATGCAAGCGGTAGTATAATTACTCCAGCAGATAAGGTTGAAGGATATTTAACAGGAGATGCATTACCACCAAACGGTATGTCCGTGAAAGCTGGAATAGCATTTCCAACTTCACCAACTAAAGGTGACTTCTTCCTACGAAATGATTATGTTCCTAATAGATTGTTCCGCTTTGATAGTAAGAGATGGGTTAAAATAGAGGACGATGTGAGAACTTCATTAACACCAGGAGCAGGTAAAACACAGCTCAGCAATTTTGTTAACAATAGTGATAAGAGATATTATAATGCGTTTGCGTATGATGCTATTAGGGTAAGCAATGTTTATGTTGCTCCGGCATCAGCACAAACTATCTCATTGGCGTTAGTCCATAATACTATTAGTGACACTTATTCAAATGCTCAAGTTATTACTAAAACTACATACAAGAGTACTATTGGCGTTAAAGCTAGTATAAACGGACTAGTTATGTCCGACGATACTGTTATAGCCAACACAGGCGGTAATATTGCGTTTACAATTACATCTAATATAGCATTACAAAGTCTATTAGAATACACATTGTATGCAAATGTTGAAGTTCAGCGTGTTGGGCTAAGTCAAGTCTTGAAACCTTTGGCGGATAATTAATAATGGCAGATACACAACAGTTTTTCTATGACGCACAGATAGAACGATTCTTAGCACAGTTTATTCGAATGGTATCTGGCTATCAGGTACAGTTCCTTAAAAAGAATGATGCAGGCGCAACGGTTACTACTTTACAGCGTGTGCCTTGTTACTATGGTGATATGTCACGACAGGTGGCCGCAATTATTAATGGTAATACAGAAAATGCGTTACCACCGGTTCCTAGTATGGCAGTTACTATAGGAAACCTAAACTATGATAGAGATCGTGTGCAGGAACCTACATTTGTTGGAAAAATGAATATACGTGAACGTTATTTTGATGAGGAAACTAGCGAGTATACTAATAAACAAGGAAACGCATTTACCATCGATCGAATGATGCCAGTTCCTTATATGCTAGAATTAAATTTAGATGTATGGACAAGTAATACTCAACAAAAATTGCAAATATTAGAACAAATAATGGTAATGTTTAATCCGGCAATGGAAATACAATCAACAGATAATTACATTGATTGGACTAGTTTAACTGCTGTTTATCTTGAAAGTACTAACTGGACATCAAGAACTGTTCCAATTGGTACAGAAAATCCAGTTGATATATCAAGAATGAGTTTTAAACTACCAATTTGGCTTAGTCCGCCAGCTAAAGTTAAGAAGATGGGTGTTATTCAAAAAATCATTGCTAGTATACACGATGCTACTGGAGATCTTAGTGATGCTATATATGATGAGACTAATTTATTAGGTAACAGGCAATACTTTACTCCAATGGATTACGGTGTATTATTAATTGGAAATTCACTAACTTTACTAAAATATAATGACTTAGAAACTCCGAGAGAACCAACTATAGAAAGTCCAGTAGTAAAAGTAGGTACTCGAGATGTGTGGCGTAGTTTAATTGGTGTATACGGTGGTCAATTAGAGAACGGAATAAGCCAAGTTAGATTAATGCAAGAAGATGGTACTACTGAAGTTGTTGGAACTGTAAGTTATCATCCAACTGACGATAGCTTATTAATTTTTAATGCAGATATTGATACGTATCCAACGAATACGTTAACTAATATTACTGCTATCATTGATCCTCAAAAGGTTACTGCGGCTGAATATACAACACCAGCTACTGGTACACGATATCTAGTAACTAAAGCAATCGGAACATATGATAATCCGTCAGGAAGTGGTGCTAGTGCTTGGCGTGGTACTGATGGTACTGATTTAGTATGTGGAGCTAACGATATTATCGAATATCGAGTTGATTCTTCAACTGGAAAAAAACACTGGGATATATCATTTGACAGCAGTGAGGCAACTAGTGTACAATATGTAAGTAATCTAAATACTGGAATTCAATATAAATGGACTCTCGAACAATGGGTGAAGAGTTGGGACGGCGAGTACAAAAACGGGCTATGGACTCTGGTTCTATAGTTTACTGCTTTGGAGACAGTTGGGCGTATGGATCCGAATTAAA